AAGGTCTAGCAACCCCCTGACTTATTCTTATGAATAAGAGAGGCGAAGTCAAGATCTTGTTCAGCTAGTTTGGCCTCCAATTTCCGGTAAAATTTTATTTTACTGGGGACTGGGACCTTCTCTGACCCAATTTTCATTAGATCAGGGACAGATGGAGTTAATTCATCATAGTGGTCCATGGACTCACGAATGAATGAATATACATTATCAAATGTATACTCTCTGTCTCCTCATGATACTAGTTCCGGCTGAGTAGAATTACGTTCAATGGTCTTTTCAATGAAAAGATTCATGAAGTAATGCATAGCAGGAGTATCTAAAGAGAACGGAGCATAATGCTTTGTTCATCTTCAGACACCTGCACCGTCATAAACCTGGCAGGCTATATTATCTATAGCTACCTGAGAAGATTGTTGGTGATTATAAAATCATTTTACAATATCTCGGTTTATGATCTCAGTAACAGCGTTCACGATCTTTTTAAGATCTTCAGCTTCAAGCGTCTTATTTCCCAGAAATGGTGATAAGCCTGGAGATTGAATAAATCCAAGTGGACCTATTAATTCCCAGAGAATAGAGGTTTTAAGACCGTTCTCCGAATTGATAAACAACTCGGTTTTGATCGAAAGTCCCCTATCCGCCATATCTCTTACTACACTAGGTAGAAAAGAGAAACTAGTAAGTAACAAATTGATTAACTTAGGAGGTAACGGAGAAATATCTCTGTCTCCCTTCATTAATCTTTTTGCGAACTCAAGAACAGCTATCTCTGACTCGAGAGACTTGGATAGATTAATATCTAAACCAAGATCTTTCGTGATAGAGATATAGATCGCGGCGACTTCCTTGTTAGCAATAACAAGGTCGTCACCTAGAATAGCATAATCTTTGAATCATACTACCCATCCCGCTCTTCGAGCAGATACCTGAACTAACACGTGATGTGAAAGTGCAAGCATAGCCCAAGAGCTAAGAGCTCCCATAGGTTGCCCTACGGCATACATATACGGAATCTTTTTAAGATACCATGGTCTGTTTACCAGTAGATTTCTCCAATTAATACTAAACTCTTCTCCTAGGAGAAAAGACAGTATTTGTTGTTGGAAGTCAATTGGAATTCGATCAGTCGCTGCGCTAAGGTCAAATGAATAGAAATCTTTCAAACCCTGACTAGTTAAAGCTCTTAAAGGAGCTAACTGGTCAAAAGTCCCATCTTGAGGGATGGTTTTTAGGATTCTAAACAAATAGTCATGCAATGGACGGAGAATTGATTGAGTTCAAATATCCGTAATTGCAAAGACTCTTACTTTACCCGCTGCTTCAAGTTTCTCAGATAATTTACCCAATTTAATATTACTTAAAATGGATTCTTTTATCTTGGAATCTGTGATTGTATGTAACCAAGAAGGAAGCCCTCTAATCTCTTCTAAAAGAAGATCATAAAGGGCTGGACCAGTATATTTGGATAGGATCCTCAGACTTTCAAGAAGCTCTGGCTGTTGTTTGAATGCATAAGCATCCAACGTACAACCAAAAAGAGCTAATGAAATATTTGGACCTGCCTTTACTGAAGGAATAAGAGTCGCATCAGGGAGTAGTTTCAGTGTTTTAATACACTTAATTCTATCCAAGATGGACTTCACCTCGTAACTCGGAAGTACTGTTGTCTGACCTTTAAAAGGGTCAGTAATAGTATTTAACTTCAGAGTACCTGGTATCTTAAACACTCGGTAAACTGTAATAAATGATAGGACTAACTGAATTATATCATAGTTATCTCGTTCCATACGGACACGAAGATAACCTGGAATAATTAAAGGAAGTCCCCGTCTTGTTGCAACCCTCGGGAATGTTGAACACTCTTCGGGCTTACCACTTATACTCTTCATCGTTAAACGATGACACTCCTTCAAATATTGAACGAGGAACAGCGATCCATTCTTTTTATACATAGTATTAAAAGAAGAGATCATCTGAAAGATATAAGGCTTCGCATTTTGCTCACTGAATAGTCAGAGCAAGATACGGGCGAAGTTGGATAATGAAGAAATCTTCATAAACCGACCTGACCCAATCTTGTTTCCCTTTTGCATAGTACCCTTAACGGGAGATAAATTTAATTTATTTTCCATATATTGGTATTGTGTATCCGAGCCTTCTCGGTTCTCTTAATCGGTTTAACGTCCAAAGGACGTCGCCCGAGTATAAGGAACAGAGGGCTCAGAACATAAAGGGACATCTTACGATGGCATGTAATTGATTCAACATGCTTAGATCGACCAGCTAATCTTGATCAAAGACTAGTTTCTCACTAACTCGTTAGAGAGGAGTGGCCTTAGGTTCGATCAGAAGGACATTATTGTCCCACGATGGTGAAAGCCAT